CCAGACTCAGGACTTATCATATGTGGTTCTAAATGTAGGTATATAGTCTTACTCATCTTCATCTCCCATCATATCTTGCCAATCTCTCTGGAAATCTTCATCCTCATCTCTATACTGCACTACTAGACTTGTTCGTGCATATTCCAGTAAACAATCCATGTCCCAACTGTCTACAACTTCTTCTGCTAACTTCTCACGATTGTCTTCATTGTTTTCAACTTTAGTTGAGTTACTCATCTTCAATCTCCTGTATAACTCGTTCGCACCCGTCAAGTAGATTTCTTACATGAGTGTCAATCATTTCTTCTGGCATACCATTTACTACTGCTTTTAATGCCTGCAAAGCCTTATCAAGTTTACTCATCCTTGCTTCTCCACATCATAATCTTCAATAGCATAGTCCCATTCTTCTGGTAGTCCTCTGACATCTACACACATGCCGCCTTCAATAACTACTGTAATTTCATGAACTCTATCTACTACTATCTCATGCTTGTCTACACAGATAGTTCTATTCCTATATTCACTCATCTTCAATCTCCTTGTTTAGTTCGTCTTGTGTAGGTGCAGTACCATGTGTGTTACAATCAGGACAGTACCTTATACCATCCCAGAAAACAGAATTATTACATGTGCAATTACTCACCTTCAATCTCCTAAATAAAAACTGGCTTACCGACTTGACGTAACTAAGACATGCACGCCTCCAAGTTACTCGGTTACGGCTTTGGATCACACCGGAATTGTGACCTCGCCAGTTGATTTCATTATAACATACTTATCGTCAGTTGCAAGAGGAAACTTTAGGAATTCTTTTCTTCCCACTTCTGTGCGATTCTACTTGCCTCGCTTTGTTCATATCGCATTGCATTAGCAAGTACAACAGCCAATCGCTCAATAACCATATCCTTAGTACCTGTTAGCTCTTTATATGTTAATGGATCAAGCCCTTCAACTTCCTTATTATGGTCAAAAGCTACATTAGGCATTATATGATACAAACCTTTATCATCATCCCAACGAATCTTGATGTAAGCAGGTTTATTACTACCACAGTGTTGCCCAGCGTATTGTGTATCTGGAGCGTAAAAGCTCTCACTCTCACCAGTGTTTTTGAGATGTCTGGAATCCTCAAATTCTACCTTGAGGAAGTAGACCTTCTCCACTGACCTTTCCCAAGAATCTTCATAGGCACGCCACTTCTTGGAAAATATGTTACCATCCCTCCGTAGCCCAATGCTATACCCAGCTTCTTCAATAACTGGTTTAATTTCCTCACGAAGTTCTATAAGTGCCTCACGTTGGCGTTGTAGCTTTTCTTTTGCTAACATCTCTTTATGGTTTGACTCAGCTTCTAAGACTGCCATATTGTCATTAATCATTGCTTTTAAGTTCACTGTAAATCTCCTAGTTAAAACTTGTTATGCTATGAGTATATCATACTAATCGTCATTTGTCAAGAGGAACTTTAATTTTTTTTATGAAAAAGTCTATGATTAAAATAGGTATAAGAATATATATAACAGCTATTAAGCATGGAATCTGCACTGTTATAGCTAAAGCCATGATAGCTCTTATATACCAATCAGAAAGGCTCATTCTGGAAAAAACTTATTCCAACAGTCATCACAAGTATTACTTATCATAAGTTCCCTCTGATCTGCTGACAGATAGGGAAAAGCCTCTTGTATAAACCCTCCATTATGCCAAGTAATATAGTCAGATTCATGCACAGTTATTCTTTCTACATAGTCGCAGTAATTACATTCTAGTTCTAGTTGTAGGTCTAATGGATCATTCATTTTACTAATTCTAAGTTATTACTCCACCATTCTGGTTCCTTGCGGTCAGTCCATACACACTTAAAGCTCCTACGCTTATCTACATTATAAAAGTGCCGGTAAGCAGATACGCTACATTCTTCCTTGAACTCATCGGGCATACACTGAGGCATTTTTGTCATCTCTGCCTCTGGAATATCCGGTATGTTATCAGCACACCACTCAATCAATGCTTGACTAGCGTGTACCTTGCCGTACCTATGGGTATATTCCTCACACAAAGCTAAAGCATGGATAATCATCCACTCATAGTTAGCGGTAGTAGTCCTGACCCAAATAGTTGATGGGTGGTTGAGGTGAGCCTGCTTGTAGAACTTCTCAGGTCGTGTTGCGTGGGTCGGACACGCATGGTGCGCTGTGCAAAGCATCTGTGCCGACTCAAGTATCATCTTTACAACATGCTTGTCACATTGCGACCGTGCTGATTCTACAGGACATTCTGATAGATAAAATATATTCACTCTTCCCAATCCCAATCCATTAACTCTAAAATAACTTCTTCTGTATTCATCCTGAAGTCGCTGTCATCCATCGACACAAATCCTCGTTCATTAGCGTAGAAGAAGTGGTCAAGTGTAGCCGCAGGTTTTGTTGCCTGAACATCGCTAGTGGTTACAAACTCTAATGCTCTCATAATAGCATCTTTTTCATCTTCTCCGAGTATGATTACTCTTAAGTCGCCTGACTTTACATAATACTTTCTCATTGTTTTTCCTTTATCGGTCAGCGTCTATTAGTTCCTCGATTTCTCTCATTATAACATTAGTATCGGGCTTTGTCAACTTATTTCTTAAGTCTTGTTGGACAATTTCCCGATTTTTTACTTCTCTATCATATAAGGTGTGAGATATTATCCTAGAATTAGACATAACTCTACGGACACATTTATCACGCTCGTCATAAAACAAAGAAATCCAGCGACCTTTTTCCCTGCAAGGAATCAGCTGTACTTTTTCTTCTCCTCTGGAAGAGGTAATCCTGTAGTCCTTAACTACAAAATCACTACCACTATACCAGTCTCCGGTTTTTTCCCCTTCGATATTTTTCTCTGGTAAAAGAACCGTATTACGCCATTCCCACCAGATTACTTGAATAAATCTTTTTTCTATTTCTTTTTTGTCGTTAAGGTGATAAACGTGATTAATCTCAACAATATCTGAACTGTCTTCGATTATTATGTTTTCGTTTGGTGCGCTATCAAAAAATAAAATTAACAATAATATTAAATCATACATTTTACTCACTTGGGGTTAGTTTTCTAAGGCTGTGTTTTAATCCTAGAATTTCATCCTCAAGTTTGTTTACCCTAAGTGTCAACTTTGCGTTTTCATGCTTTAAGTCTTCACATAGTTTCTTAACGTCACTTTCCTTACGATCATTTTTAGCGTAGTAGCTTGCATATCTTTTGCAGTCATCCATAATCTAACTACCGCTTTCTATCTTTATAACTTTTATTTTATGTGGACGCATATGTAGCCCTGTATTATCGCTGAAATATGATTCACCCATATATATGTATTCTCTAACAGTTGCCCTGTATCTAGGAAATATCTGTTTGCCTATAATACCACAGCTTCTAGTGCCTTCGTCAATCACTTCAATAACTTCAAATTTACCTTTATGCCCCATTGAAATTTTCATCGGAGTGCCATCTGGATTTGTTTTGTCTTTACTTAAAAAGTATGTTCCGCTGCCAGAAAATACCTTTATCTCATCTTTAGCTTTCAGGTTACGCCAATTTTTAGCTAATGCCTCTTGCTGTACATTTTTCTTAATATAAAAAACGTGTTTGCAACTCTTGCATTTACTAACTCTAGCGTGAACTAACTCGTGACAACTTGGACACTCTTTCTGTGGGGCTTTCCTTTTCATTTATTTTCCTCATCTGACATTGTAAAGAACAAAACGTATGCTACCATTGTAACACATATTATACCATTTGTCAAGCTCTTATTCAGCAAAAAAAGCAAAAAATTTGTGAAGGCGAACAAGATGCACAGGTTTTTACTCGTACTTATCTTCACCTCTTAACATCTCCATAAAAACATCATAGTCTATTTCAAATTCAACCTCCCCATCTTCGTCTATATATACTTCCACACCACTGTCTTCTATCTGTGATAGTTTCTGTAGCTTTATAAAAAAATCGCTATCCATTTTTGCTCCCTATATCTTGCTCAAATGTGGCAGCTAATTTTAAAGCCCTATCCCAGCACTCAATCTGTGAATCTTGTTTTGTATACGTAAAAGGTTTACCTATCCTATACCTCCTTGTACTTGAGATAGCCCAGACTTGATAGCTTTTTCCGCTAACGTTATGCACTAACTGTACTTTTATAGACATGATTATTGTGCCTCGTAGGTATTTCTTTTGATTTCATTTTAATTATAAATCAATTTAGCAATCTCTTTGAAATTAACTTAAATTGATTATATATTTATATACCCCTTTAGCGCTACCAGACGACAACTTTTTTATTTACAACTTGAGTGTCCTACAAGACAGGGCAACCGTATTTCCCTTCTGTTGTGATTAATTGTATGAGGTCACGAAAACCCTTATTTTATAGTCTTTATATCCCTATCCACCTAAAAACTAATTCAATAACACATATAAGAACAATACCAATACAAAACATAATATATGAGTGAAATTTATTAGTCTGCATATCGTCATAGTTCATTTCGCACCTCTTCCCGCCGAAATAAGTTAAAAAAATAAAATTCTCGCGCAAATTGGGTTTATTACCCGCAAAAGTACCAGCAAAAAGAAGGATGTTGGGCGCGTAATACCATTATAGCATATATATCGGAATTTTCAAGAAGGTTCTTTAATCTTTTATGGTAGAAAGGCTAATGAATATAGCAGAATATTAAAAAACTTTTCACGATCAGGAATTTTTTGCTTGAAATTCAGTCTCGCCGGTGGTATGATATAAGTACATCCGGTATAGAATATTTTTCTTTCACTAGATAAGAGATATTAAACATATACATGAAGGATAGACATTTAATAACAATAAGATATATATAAGAAGAGTTTATAAATACGTCTTACATATAATTATACCTTAAGAAATAGAAACGGGGTATTAAAAACATGATACAAGCTAAAGAACCTAATCTTTCCGGTTATGGGTTTTATAAGATACTAACCCTAGTTTTCTTTTTCCTGTACATTTTTAATGTTGAGGGAAATTTTAATGAAAAATTACCGACACTTATGATTTTTTCTCAACTTATTGCTATTGAGGCGTTAATAAGTGCGAGGTTTGATAGTATAATACATTAGAGAATACGGCGGTAGCATCTTTATTTTTTGTTACTATTTATACCAAGAGATCACACCGCCCATTACAATGCCCCCTTAGTAAGATTAGTTCAGTAGAGCTATAGGGAAATCTTGCTGTCCGTACTTCCCTGTATGGATCGGGGTTTTAAGTTGCCGCTAGTTATTTATAACCTGCGGGGTGGTTGGTGGGAAATTTTTATTTTTACAAAAGGTTTGGTAATCTACTGTACCTTCCTTTAATTTTTAAAAACTTGCGTGCTATTAACCACTCTCTAACCGAGGAAAGTACAAGGGGTGAGACATTGATCTACAAAACAAGAATTATTTTATCTGTTCCTTTTATGTTACTTGCTGTTTTTTTTAAAACAATTTTTATTGCTATATTACCAGCTAAAGCTAAAGAAGAGGGAAAGAATATTATTTAAATTCCCCAATTTTCATTCATCTCATCAGCCTCTTGCTGAGACTTAAGTGCCGCATAACACAACCAAACCCCGTGCGCGTAAGCGGCCATTGCTTTTTTATTTGGAGAGAACGCGCCCATTTCTTTTATAATTAATTTAGCCAACTCAGGCTGATCCTTCTTAAACTCTGCCCAGAATTCTTCTAGATAAGTAACCTGTTCATCCGTAGGTTCCTTAATCCCCTTTATAGTTCTATATAGGGAATACCCAATCTCGCTCTTGACTATTGGTAGCTTGCTCATAATAATATATACCCCATAAAACTGCTCCAGTGCCCCACAATCTTTTCCAACCGTACTTTTAAACTCGCGTGCTAATAACCACACTATAACCGAGGAATTTAGAACGGGTGAGACAAATTCCCCACGTAATATTTAAAATTACAATAAAATTACCGACCGTTTTTAAACTGACGAGTCTTAAGATTTTTCGTAACCTGTAACAAAACTCGCGTGCTATTTTCTTATGCATAACCCTAAGAAGAAAGAAGGGGTAAGACACCCCCTAAAAGAGCACCCCCCAAGTAGGTGGTTAGGCTTAAGTATACCATGCCACCCAAATGAGGGGAATATATTTTTTATTTTTTCTATTATTTTTAATAGCCGTAAGTCCTTATATAGTCTACACTTACATTATACCATATATTATCGGCATTTCAAGGGGCAATCTTTAGCTTATTTTGGCACGCTGTTTGCTCTATAAAATTTCCCTAAGTCCTTATATAGCAAGGGTTTACGTTAATTCGGCCAGCCCCCCGCGCCGTAAGTCCTTACGCCATAAGGGTTTACGTCGATTTGTGTAATTTAGAAAAGCAGCAAGATGGGAAGCCATACCACCGCGACAGAGGGTTGCGCAATGAACACCTTTGACCTGTCGCCCCTTCTCCGACTTAACGGCAAGGAGGCTTTGATTGGGTTGCTGTGATTTGTAATAAAAAGCCCTGCCGAGTGTCGAGGGTTAACCCGTCTTGCGGAACCTCACCGACAGCCCGACAGGGCAAGCACAAGGGAGAGTGCTATGCACTAATCTCCAATGCGGTATCGAGTGCCTTCTGACTCATAGTGCCATTCTGCCCGAACCACATGGAATCCATACGGTTGTTAGTAGTTCGACCCTTAGAGTAGTTCAGGTATTCAGTGACAGCGTTATACGCTCCCCAGTAAGTTCCCCGAACTCCGACAATATCAGAACCTTTACCACCCTCGAATAATCCCTTCACCTGAAGGATGATATTCTTAGAGCGGGTTGTCATTTCGTCGTCAGACTTATTGTCAACACCGAGAACAATCTTGATGTATTTGTCAAGGTCGTCCGAGTTGATTGACTTCGACGCTAGGTAACGATACTGCTGTGCAGTAGCTTCAAACTCTTGATTGGCGAAGTTCATAACGTCACGCAACTCTTGCACATTTTGCTTTACGAAACGCGAGTGACGAACTCTAACCAATTTAGATGCTTTACTTCCACGGGCTAACGCTTCGGTATTAGCACACACGACACGAATTGGAGTAAATCCAAAGTGTACCGCCAACTTTCCATCGTGACCGTTAGACAACAGAACAAACTTAGCAACTTCATCGCCTGCGACGATTTCGCTGTTATTCTGATTCAGTTGACACAACGCCCAAATACGTTCACCATTACGAAGTGAACCAGCGGTGTGAATCACCATTTCACCAGCATCGACCAATGGTTCGAAAATCTCGAACGCATCACGATTCTGCAAAGGTGTCCAACGCTTTCCAACAATACCAAGAATCCTATTGTCAGAGGTTCGATAGGCGGCACGATGAGAAACCTTCTCACCGTCAGAAGTGAACAGCGGTTTTGTGTCCACTTCCCAGTTTAAGCCAGCACTGTCGAACGCTTCCCAGAAACCTGTATCTTGGTCGATTTCAGTTCCCAGTCCATGCCACGGAGTAGCACCAGCAAAAACCATTTTCTCTACTTGATGAGCCATTTTAACTCTCCCTTAAAAAAAGTAACTTATCCTAACTCTTTCATTATAACATATTTATCGGCAATGTCAAGCCAAAACTTTAATTTATTTTTTATACTTGATGTAATACTTGACGTAGGATTTCCAGTCCATTTCTTTTCTCCCTTGTATAACTTACTTACTCTTTAAGTATACTATATATATCGACTAATTGCAAGCGATACTTTAGGAAAAATAATAATAATTTTAGTGCCGATTGGCACGCGGCGGGCGGGCCCCCATCGTCGTAAGTCCTTACAGCACAACGACTTACGTCAATTCTTTAAATTTACATATTCTATATAATCGACCCACTCAAGCCCAAATAAATCTACGAGCATATCAATCTGTTCCTGCGTTAGGATTTCCAGCATTTCCATTTTATTTTGTCTATAAAAAAAACGCCAGCCGGTGAGGGTTAGCCCGCTGTACGGAACCTCTGCACCGGTCTGACGCCGTAGGTCTATGCTACGTTAAGTCCAATCATACGACCATCGTAGAACGCTTTAGTTTCACCGTCTTCAAGTTCGACGGTCACAAGGTTTTGAGAACGCTCATGGCATTTACCATACATCAGCGTTTCCCATGCCAGCGGTTGATCTTCGATGTTACGAACATCCAGAACCTTACCAGCGTAGCTTTCAGCATTAGCTGAATAATCTTTGGTCAAAACGCCGTTAGCGTCAATACCATTCTCTGCACCCTTTAAGTAGGTGAAACTTACTTCTTTTCCAATTTCCATTTTTAATCCTCTACACATAAGAAACTAACTATAATTATCCCAAAGAATATTGAAACAACAGCCCATCCGATAAACACCTCCTTTTTTTCAAGTATCCATAATAACTACCTCCATAAAAACTGTTTCCCTCATTATACTATATCGACTATCCGATTGCAAGAACTTTATTCTTTTTTCTCGAATAGCTACCTTTTCCTTTTAATTCTTTTAATGCCGTTGCCGCTTCAGATCCTGCCGGTTGTGTGCCGTGAATCAGTAGTGCAAAATCTTGATTCCTCATTGACGGTTTAGCGGCGTGCGAATCGTCGTGGTCAATCTCTAATCCTAATTCTTCCGCTTCTGCTTCACTGAATACAACCTTAGCCGAACGAAAGTTAAAAGTATTATCGTCGATTAGATAATCATAACGACCACCATACGAAGCAGTTAAAACAAAATTATGCAATATCGGAAACTCGTTAATTTTAAGCCAATAACGCAACGACTTTGTATAAGCATAAAATAACGTGCTAGGATTAAGCAATGCGATTGAATACCAAGCTTCTAGATATTCTTCACTAAAAAAATCACCCGCAACGTGTATCCGTACAATGCCCGCATTTTCGGGAAGGGACTGGTTTAGAATGTCAACCATTTCACCGCACGATAGTTTACGAAGCATATCAAAATTATGCTTACGTAGATTGTATACATTATTATACTGCACTTCTTGAGACGCTGAAAAACAACGAAACTCTGTTTTTAATCCGTCTTTTATTTTACGCTTGCCTGTTGGTAATTGAACGGCTTTTGACAGACATTTTTCCGCAGCGGGACACGAATACCCGCTTAACAAATCCAACGAATAAATTTTACGCTTGTCAAGTAAATACTCTGCTAATTCCGCATCGTTGGCAAGTGCTTCTGTTTTTGCGTTTGCTTTTGAAAACTTCAACATATCTTTTCTCCCTTGTGTTGATACTTCAATTATATCATATAGATCGGCATTTGTCAAGTGGAAACTTTAATAAAATTCCCTAATTGCCCGACTATTTTTTGCCGACCTAGTACGCTGCTTACGCGGTCGATTGTCGTGGGCGCCGGTGCCGGTTACGTGCGATTGGTGTCCTATTGAGGTTTTACCAACTTTAATTTTTATTTTTATTATCTTCTTTTTTCTTTTCATCACTCTCCCCTTTACTACCATCATACTATATTTATCGGCAAATTGCAAGGGGTATCTTTAATAATTCCGGGAAAAAAACTAAATTAAATAAATCGACGTAAGTCCTTATGTAGCAACGACTTACGACGACGGCGGCCAGCACCCCATGTGCCAAAAATAAAAATGGATGGGTAGGATTTCCAGTTAAAGATACCTACAACTTTTCGGGGCAAAATCTGGCTACCCCAGTGAAGGAGCTTCCCTAATTTGTACCATCGCCTAACAGCCTCATCCATTTGGACATACTCTGTTAGGTGTGTGCCTTACCGTCTCCTGCTGGCTCCGGTTATTCAGCCACCATCCTACCGGTTAGGAGCTACCCAACCGGCATATATTTGTATTAAAAAAGAAAGGGGATAGTTCAGGCGTTGAGCGACTCCGCCACCTGAGTTTAATGCTTGCGTATACATAGCCGTCCGAAGCACTACCCCGATTCTCCCATCCTAAGACTAGATGTCCAACAGTGTGTTGTACTTAGCCTTAGCCACTCGCTTAATGTAGCGAGGTTGTCCAGTGTGCAGAACTCTGCCGGATCGACAGTCTACAATTTGCGCCCACTGGTCACGGCTACGGTTGGTTGTGTTGAGCTTTCCTTTAATCTCAACAGCGAAAAGGTTTCCTTTAACAGCCTTCATAATACTTCTCCTAGTCTTAGAAAAACAATAGTAAACTTAGTAAAATGGCGTTTTATAGCCCGCCACGGCTCACGAAAGGGTTATTCCTGATTGGCTTCCTCTGCGGCTTCCTCAGCTTTCTTAGCCTGAAAAGCATCGTAGTTGTCGAGGTCGGTTTGCAACTCTGACAGGATAGAGCGAGCAATTTCTATTGGTACGTTGACATTCAACTTATACTCAGAACCATCCTCTCTATAGTCTGTGAACTTGAATTCAGTTTCACCACTGTAGTTTGAAATATAAGTGTTGGTGTAAACTGACTTGTCAAAACTAACAGCGACCGACTTGGTTTCTTGAATCTTCATTCGATTCTCCCTTAAAAAACTAACTGTTGAACTCTTTCATTATACTATATATATCGTCATTTGCAAGTGGGAACTTTAACTTTTTTGAAAATATTCCCGAGTAAATATAGCCTCAATAGTAGGGCTATGTCCCTGCCGCTCTAGATAAGCATACTCTGACCATTCCTGAGGTTCATGATCTTCAGTGTTCACAAACGTCTCATACTTATACGGATTATATGTAACGTCAAAGCTAATCACCGGAACTGGAACATGATCAATATAGTATGCAGACAATCCTGCATGAACATTCTTTTTCTTTTCCCTTAGAACCCTAGCACGACCAGCCGGTTGAACTAGATACTTAACATCTTTAAGGCAAACACTATTCATGTGCCTAACAACTCGCGTACCTTGCCTAATACTGAAACACTTGCGATGTAAATTCCAGTACACATATACTCTTTTGTTTGGCTCTATCTTGTGACATGCTACCATTTTTATCTCCCTTGTATGCTCCCATTATACTATATATATCGGACAGTTGCAACCCCAAACTTTAGTTTTTTTTGGATTTTTTTGCCGGTTAATCTTGAGTGCGAAACTCGCGTGCTGAACCTTTCACAAAACCCTGAAGGAAGCTATCTGGGGTACGACAGATGGCACGACTTACTGCTTGACTGATGGTTTCCCTGCTTGACTGACTGCGTGCCGTCTGCCTTACTCTTCCATTATAATATATTATCGGCTAATTGCAAACGAAATCTTTAGACTAAAATGTAAATTATATAAATTGACGTAAGTCCTTTAGTATCAAGCACTTAGGACGACGGGGGCCCGGCCCCTCTAGGGATTTGTCAACCCTTAATCAGAGATTTTATTTTTTTACATACTGGCACCGCATAGTCCCAAGACATAATAAATAAAGTAACAGATAAAATTATAGCCGCCACCTGTAAGTTACTCGCGTAGTTCATTAGTGACTTCTCCCATCTTCTAAAAATATACTAGCCCCGTTGCCATCAGCAACTTCCAAAACCTTATCCATCATCAACAAAGAAGTGGACAAGTCGCAAAATTCATTATCAACCGGCGATAAGTTTAGTGCTTCAGCCAAACTTTCAAATCGTCGTGCCGCTTCAACTACTTGTTCCAGTGCGGCGGTGTTTACATTATGTGCTGGCATTATTTAAATTCCTATTAATTGATTACTTGATACTGGTTTCCGTTTGGTAGTGTAATTGTACCACCAAAGAATTCCCAAAGCATTTCGGTTTCTATCGCGTCGGCGTTAAGCCTAAGCAGTTCCGGCATATCTTCCTTCTGCTGCTCTTCAGTACAATCGGTTGAAATTATTTTCATAATAGTTCTTCCCCTTCATTTTCTGACCAACTCCATCCCCTATTATCACCATCAAGAGGGGGCGATAAATCCCATAAGTCTAAACCCTTTGCACTACTGTTTACATACTTAGCAATATGCTGAAGATTAACAGTGCCGAACTCACACGCCAACCCTTGAACGTAACACATAGCGCACCCGTACTGGTCAGTCGGCTCTAGCTGCCAATATTCCCATCCGTGTTGAGTCATGTACCACGCATAAACTTCCCACTCTTTACCGCAATTATCTAAAACTTTTCTAGTAGTCTTTTCTTTTAACATCTTCTTAACCTTTGTAATTATAACAACTCAAAACGTCTGGAATAAAATCCTCATCATGACTTAGAAGCCAAACTCTCTCAGTGCGGGATTTACCCATAGCAACCAGAACCTGACCGATTTCGGCAATCTGGGCCGATTCTTTAGTTAACCCGTCTTGCATTTTGTCTGCAACTATTTTTGGGTAGTAATCCATAATTATACTTCATCCTCCCAAAGTGTAAAACAACCTCTAGCCTCACCAGCTGATAACACCTGATAGCATACGCCTGTATCACTGATGGATATACTAAACAAACGCTCATCACCCTGAAACAGGTCGATAGTACGCAAACCCTTTTCGGGTATTGTGTCTAGCTCGAAGGTACACGTTCCTTCTTCGTGATTAGTAACAGCTCCGACATTCTCATAACTAACGTGGTTCGTTGGATAGTTTCTAGTTTTGCTCATTTTATTTCCTTTCGTCTTATACTCTGATTTTACCATAACATATATAGAATTGCAAGCATTATCCGCCAGAATCTACATCGTAGGTAATACCGCACTCGTTACAAGTGTGGTTGTGGTAACAGTTACCCTTACGGGTAACGGTCATATCGTACTTACGCTTAACCTCTTGGCGTTGGCGTTTGATACAACCACCCTCTTCAGGGTACTCCATATAGCAGATGGTTGTTTCGTACTCAGTACCACACTCAGCAAGATGCTTAGTGAATTCTGCTGGTGTTTCTTTCCAGCCGTTTGCAGTTCCTAGTTGAATCATAATATTTCCTTTCGTTTAACTTCTTAACTATATATATTATCGTCTATGGGTGTGACACGTTAGGTCACTGGTTGACGCTTTTTTTAAAATTTCTCCAACTATTTCGCTGGCTTTTTCGTAGCTTAGTTGGTGGTAGATTTCGATTCCGCCGGTTGGACTAGTGACGCCCAACACTCTCAGGCTCGGGATGTATTCAAAAGTGAAGCCGTCTATTGTAGCTGTTTTAGTACCTTTAATCATTTTATTTCCTTTCGTTATCGTTTCTGTTATACCTACATTATACCATAGGGGTGTGACACGGTTGGTCACTCGTGCCGGTTGATTATTTATTTTTTGGCAATTTAAAGGTTTTTATTTTCTTCTGTGTTTGCTTCAATGTGCCGTGTGCTAAGCATCCGGTGAATATATCTGCAAAGCGTTTCTTGTTCGCGTTGTGCATTGCTATTGCTTTTTTTCTGTTGTTCATCATTTCCTTAACTCCTTATATATATATTATCGCACATGGTCGTGACACGTTAGGTCACACCTAAGCTATTTTTTAGAAATAATTAAGAAATAAATATAAGAATCCCCACTTGTAGGGGGAGGGTATTTGGCGGCCTGCCCGCCGCCGTCGTAAGTCCTTGCTATCATTGAACTTACGTCGTTTTATAGAGAAAACTATTTCTGAGATTTCGCGGGCTCAATCTGTATAAGCTCCGCACCGCCTTCAATTTTTCCGGCGGTCTTACAACCGGCAAGACTAACAACGAACAGACCTAAAGCAAAGGCCAACGCGCACAGTAGCGCGGATTTAATTTCTATATTTTTATTTGACACTTAACAATCTCCTGAAAAAACCCTTTTTGTTTTTCTCCGCTTCTTCCGCTTCCTTACGCCTGCGCTCGATATTTTCAAGCCTCTGATAATACCTAGCTACTTCAATAGCGTGATACCTTCTTACTCTCATCGTGTCACCCATACAATCCAACAACCAAACACAGTCCAACAACCGGACAAACCCCAAAACAAGAACTCGTTAAATTTTTCTTTCATGATTAAAACTCCTCCGTCAAATCAATTTCCATAGCGGAAGCAAAGGCCTGTTGATTCCTATACAACCGGCCTGCATTTTCCTCGTACTGTATTTCCTCACCGGCTTCGACATTAGCACGGTAACGGTTCAGAATGTCAATCCTCTCCTGATTGCCGTGTTGAATTTCTCCGTGTGAGATTACAACGCTAGCTTCACGGGGGTCGATTTCTGGCTTTTCTTCAAGCTGTCGTTGAAGTCGTGCGAGAGTTCGACCGCCTTCACGGTCGTCGTGATAGGACTCCGGCAACTGTTCATTAGGAACCCAAATACATTCCATGATTGCGGCGTCTAGTTCAGCTTTGAGTTGTTCAAATTTTTTCGTCATAATAAACCTTTCGTTTTTGTTATATATATATTTTAGCATACCGAAGCGAGTATTGCAAGAACTTTTTTTATTTTTTTTAGTCGTCCCACAAACCGACTTCCATAAGCTCCTGAATCATAGCCATCTCATTGATGTCGAAGTGTTCCGACGCTTCCGCCAGAAACTCATCATTGGCTTCGTCGCGTTGCATTTCTTCAAGGCAGCTATGGTATTCGTCCCAATCGGCCTGTGTTGGCTCGTATGGAATTTCCTCTAGGTGTTGCTGTGTGTCAAATTTTGATAATGTCATTTTCTTTCCTTTCGTGTTAGGGTGCTGTCGGTTACCCCAGTTGAATGTTGCCCTTGTTATGTTTTAAGTATATAATATATATCGGCCAATGTCAAGAGGAATCTTAACTTTTTTTTGGATTATTGAGGATAATAATCCTTGTTGTTAATTAAATCCCGCACAGGCAAATCGTGATAATCTGCCAGCCATTGGCACGATGCCGGAGAATACTCCGCATCGGTGACGTGGATTGCGATAGGGTTGTTTTCGTTCCAAATAAAATCCATAATGTAAATCCTTTCGATTGATTAACTTGTATGCCCCCATTATAATCTATATCGACCAATTTGTCAAGCGAAATCCAGCAAAATCAATAAGTTTTTAAGAAATATACTTACTTTTTTTAAATCACATAAATCGTCGTAAGTCATTGGTATCAAAGGACTTAGGGCGACGGCGGCCAGCACCCCGCGTGCCAAAAAAGCGACCCCACCGGCACGAAAGGAAACCAGCAGGGCCGCATATTGTAAGGCGACTTGCAGAGGAGTTACACCTCTGACCGATTGCACTGAACTCGGCGGGACTAAGCTGTCCCAGTGTATCCACCGATTTGGTTAACCGCCCCACAAGGCATCCTCGGTTTCGTGTCGTTCACGGATCAGTGACTTATCAACCGGCGCACTTCGCCAAGCCATATGTATTGTGCCGCATTTATACCCCAGTGGCAGACGTTCGGCTTTCACTTTACCAAAGGGGAGCGGCGTTGTATTGTGCTGGTGAGCGTGGGGATCGAACCACGGCTCTCATCCACTGCAACCCGATGCCTCGGACAGTGACACCCACGCCAGCGTCGTGGGTAGGTTGTGGCACTGGAAAAGCGAATTAACTTGCGGACTGACATGTCCAAGTCGCAGAGGTTTCCTTATCCAATTACCACGCACTTGTATTAAAGTATTTCGTCGTATTGGCCATGATCCCAATCATCGCCGTCATAAAAATCCTGCCATTCAGTATACTCATCCGGCTGACCATCAAACTCGTCGCCATCGGTATCGAGTTCGAGATCCTCGAAATCTTCCCACTCGTTCCACTCGTCGTTTAGTAGGCGATCCAATTCGTGACCATAGCCGCCGTTTAGTCGATCTTCCATAAATCCGTCGAAATTAACCATATCTAAAACCTTCCGTAAAATGTTGCTGTGGGATTCAGTGGCTCTTAACCCTAGCTATTGCTCCAGTTCCCTTTTCGTTATGCCTTAAGTATAACATACTTATCGGCGTTTGTCAAGAGCAAACTTTAGTTTTTTCTAACTTTTTTTCTTCCGCTTCTTTATCAGCGATAACCATAACGTCAATAATGGCGTTGGTAACTTCCCTCGAAGCTCCCTCGGCTTTAGCCGTGTAGTAAGCTTCCCATAATTCTTTTTTCATTTTTTTTGTGTTCATTTTTTCCCTTTCGTTATGTCTACATTATACCATAAAGTTCGCCGGTTGTCAAGAGGAAAACCGGATTTTTTTGAAAGTTTTTTTATTGGGCATTCATAACTTCCGCACCAACCAAACCAATCAAACAAGCCGCAAACAGTAAACAGAAAAACGTCATATCAATCTCCTTTATTCTATTATATATTATCGGCACATTCAACCCCATAACATTAACAAAAATCAAGAAATAAATAAGTTTTTTTAAATCACATAAATCGTCGTAAGTCCTTTGATAGCAACGACTTACAGCGCGGCGCGCGGGCCCCCAGCTCTGCCCCTATCTAAGAAAGCTAGGTTGGCTGATACACTCAGATGAGCAGGTAGACGATAGCCAGAAAGATCGGCTGTGCGATTATGTTCCAGATTATTATTTTAGTTTCTAACATATCTATCCTAATAAAAGAAAACCGGCAGCGGCGACTGTTATGCGGAAGTGTCAGCAGTCAACATAAACAACCCACCGCTACCGGTCAACGAAAGGATTCGCCTCTATACTTCTAGAACTTTGAACGTGCCATTGTCAAGATACTCATTGACCTCGGCAAGCGTAGAACGCAACTCTTCACCCTTCTCTGTTTCGATGAGTACAGTGTCATTCTCAATCGCTGTCACTGTTGCCTTTACTCCGGTCAGAGTATATTCTAGTTTACTGTTGATTCCTAAAGTCTTCATGTCTTTCTCCTTTTCTTATATTCTTATTATAACATACAATCGGCTAATGTCAAGCAACGTTTTTAACTTTATCCCATTCAATAGAATCATATAGGGGAATAGGAATAGTTTCGGTTTCGATCTTTGTCTCGGCTCGCTTACGCTTAATTACTTCTTTAATAATGCGTCTAAAGGATTTCTTTTTTACTGCACTATTATAACTCATCTCATGCTGTGCTTTATAGTCAATGCTCGCATCAACATCAATACACACTAAAGAAACAAAGATAACAATTAAAAACTTCATTAGTACTTCTCCATATTATATTCGTGTTCCGCTTGTCTGTACTCTTTACAGTTGAATACAGGAATCCCATCTATCTGCAATTCGTAATGCTCACAGTGTAGGTTATGAACCAACTCAATCACCGAACCATCTACTTCCATTCTTTTCATAACTATTATATCCGTCATTGTGGCATCTCTCCCTGAACAATTCCACCATGAGCATCAAGCTCTGCCTGTACTATCTTAACCGGCACCCAACCGTAAACGGTCGTAGTGTAATCGCTATCACCAAAGTGCTCTGCGAACTCTAGCAACTCTTTAGTCTTGGGTGTAGTGCTAGGGAATCCACACTCTACTGTGATAGGCTTACCGTGTCGGTCACGGTCTGAATAGCTACCGTCGAAAGCCTGAACACTAATACTGAAGCCATCGCTACAAGTGATTCTAGGATTACGGAAGTCGTCGAACATAATTAAAACCTTTCGTTTCTTTTTATTATAACAAATAATTCTCTAATTGCAAGCCTAACTTGCCCATTCCTGCAATGCTTCTTTAGTCCACTTACGAGGAAAGCCCTGTGCATCCCCATCGCTAGGACAACCGCATTGAATCCACATCTTAGCGGAATCGAGCAATTCACCCAACTTTGCATATGGCGAATAGTTGAACACCATAGCATTGTCCAACGGGTCAATAACGTAAGCAAGGTACTTAACAACCATTACGTTACCCTCTGGATCAAGCTCACTAATCTTGTCGATAGTGAGTGTGTGATCTTCAAGCCCATAATCCTCAGACTTGAATATAGTTTTAACAGCTTCAGTTTTCATCATGTTTTCCTTTCGTTTATGATGCTTTCATTATACCATATATATCGGCGTTTGTCAAGGGTAATCTTTAATTATTCTAAGATTTTTTGTAATATATTTCTGAGCCGTCTGTAATTGATTTAACCTTACTGCAACGGCATCGAGCTGTACCAACGCGAACACGGTCATTAGATAATAGTACAACGTCTGATATATTAACGTGACTACTCCACCCATCTCTAAATGAGACCTTAACCATTCCGATATGATTCTGTTTTGCTAATTGTATTTGGTAGCTTCTCATTTTATTTCCTTTCGCTATTAATTATATCGACATTATAACATAAAAACTTTAATTTGTCAATAGCTATTTGCTTATTTTTTGCAAAATATCCATAATTTCTATAGCATACCAATAGACGCAAAACGAGCCGACTGCAACAGTAAACACAACGCCATGCCAGCCAAACTCTTTTTTGAATTCTATAATTTTATCTAACATCTTATTTCCTTTCGATTAACTTTATATAACAAGTATACAATATATATCGGCACCTGTCAAGCCATTACATGAGAAAAAAACAAAAAAAAACAAAAAAACAAAGTTTATATTAATCGTCGTAAGTCCTTTGCTGGTAACGACTTACGTCGATGGCGGCCTGCACCCCTCGTGCCAATACTTCCCTACATAGTCTGAAATAATGCCCACGTTCCGAAGATGCTACCGGCGACGATAGCCAAGACACAAAGCCCAACAATAAACGTTTCAACTAACTTATCCATTATTCACACCCCCAAGTATTACAAGCACGTTGTTTAGCGACGCCGTAAGCCTCACGGCTTTTGGCAAAGGCTGGAACTTCCCAGTATTTATACTGGTTATTCCAAACAATCTCGACATCTCCATGAGCTTCGATGAAGCTGTTTTTGTTGAAGTCGTTAGTGAACAATCGGTGAGCGTCACTATTAGGAAGCTCTACCGATGGCGATTTTGGGTAAGCGGCGGGTTGTAAATCTGAAACTCTCATTGTATTCCCTTTCGTTGGAATGTTGTTTGTTATGCTCTTATTATATTATATATATCGGCATTTGTCAAGGGGTAACTTCAATTATTTTCTCAATTCTTTCACTAATTCTACAATTCTTTCTGATTTCTTTACGGACGATTCGCAAGTCCTCTTGTACTTCGTTTGCATTGCGTTGACTTTAATGGTGAAGTATCCAAGCGTAAGGAATAGAGTCGCAACGAGTCCGATAATCGTAATGTTCTTAATCATAGTGTTCTCCCTTTCGTGTTTAGTATGTCCTCATTATAATATATATCGGCACGTTTGTCAAGGCTTCTTTAAGTATTTTTCTAGAAAAAACACATTTATTTATAGCCTATATATGAATCACCCCTTAGGTAAAGGGGGTATTATTATAATCCCGATCCTATGTCCTCGCGTATCAAGAAAAACATCAGGTGGTACTCGCTACAGGTTCTGACTTCTAGATAAAACTGGTCATTTGATTCTAAAAAATTTTTCAGGCAGACTAGATAAAACTGGTCGTTTGACTATTCTATTTCATTTTCTATAAGTCTTTTTACCACCTTGCCCGAGACAGACAATTCTTTAGCTATAGCAAAAAAACTTTTCCCTTGCTTATAAAGCTCTAATGCTTTTTCAATATCAAAATTGTCTCTATTGTATTTAGGCCTCTTTGTCAATCGCAATTCATATGTCCTACACCTAAAAACATCCATTCTTTTTATTAAAATAGCAGATGTAAACCTCTCGTCTCTCTTGTTTAGCTCCTCTGCAATTTTTCTATCACTCATATTTTTATAATTTTCCCGAATGTAATCTTCTTCTTCTTTGGTAAACACTACAGCATCTTTGTTGTAAACAATCCCCGACGCATTACCACTTACAGCCCGCTTTCTTTTTTTTATAATTTCAGGAAACTCTTCTTTTATACCGGTCTTCTTTTCGTACTTATAGACAGCGCTAGCAACACCACCCCTTGTCGTGCTACAGTTTGTTTTCCAACCAAAATGTTTCGTTATCTCAACAGGATCTCCACCAAGGCTTATCCAGACCTCTCTGAATTTCTTGTAAAAGTCACGACTTTTGTCATCTGAATTCTGCTTATGAGTACCCTTCTCTAGGTGTGATGGGTTTCTACATGCTTTGTTATCACACTTATGTCGGACTAATTCAGGATATTCCCCATATCTCTCCCAGTACGCAATGCGGTGTCTAAGTAGACTTCTCACTTTACCGTTTATCCTTACCTGCATCTTGCTATAACCACTTCTTTTCTCCACACGATTAGATTCCCAACAGCCCGTTTCTTCGTTTATAGTATAAGCCTCTCTGTACGTTTTACTAGCGATAGCCTTTTCTAAGAACGGTAGTAGATCATCCACCCCTTGAGAACGCCAAGTATTATAAAGTCGCCCCATACTATAGGAGTTCAACACTTCCTTCTCTTTTGCTAGCTCTTCACCTTCAGGACAATTACAGACAATATAATACTTAAAAGTATGTTTTTTATTATAGTCCTCCTGCCAAGAGGAATTGTAATGAGACCCCTTAGACAAGTGTGACACATGTGTTCTAATCCTGTGATACATATGTGATGACGAGCCCACATATATTTTTTTATTGTTTTGATTAACAATAGCATAGACGCCGCAATATTTTTTGATCTTAGTCCTATTGGGGTATTTGCGGTATAGATCCCCAGATTCTATCTCCTCCACATCCTCTTCCTCTCTTACAATGGCCACTCCGGAGATTCCGGTTCTCTGCGACCAGCTAATTCCTCTAACCTATCCTTTAATTTTTCTCTTTTCTCCCCATACTCCAGAATCCTCTTAGAGTCAGCACCTCCAGTATATAACACCTTAATACCACGCTCCGCTTTCCTTATCTGATACTCAACCTGATCAATCAGATATTGTTTCGGAAGAACCACTATTATACTCCCCATCTAAAGAGCCCGATTCATTTTTCTCTACAGGTGAATACACCAAGGCACATATACCCCTACCATGCTTCTTCTTTATACCAAGCTTCTGTCGTACTTTCCTCAAAGCATCTACCGTGATAGTTCGCCCGCTTTTATCGGATAAGTTTTTAGCTAACTCCTTATCTTTCATAAACTGAGCATTTTCTCTAATATAGTCTTTTTCCTGTTCCGTCCACTTAACATTCATTTATAAAGTGTTTCCCCGTAAAATATTTTCAAAAACTGGTCCTTCGTGTATATAATATTGTATCCACATCCCAGTGGGTTGTGTTTTTTAAAAACTGGAGACAATAATGAAAGATCCAAAATTTGTAGAGTCTAAGCTTAAGATTAAGGCATCCCCGCAGCTTCAGGAGGAAGTCCAAGCAGAGCTTAAGAAGGAAAAGGAAGAAAAGTCTATCGCTAGTTTGATTAGCGAAAGCGGAGTTTTTAGAGAGGGGAATAATGAGACTTCACGTTAAATTTGATGGTAAAGATCCCACTAAAACCGAAATACTTGATGCTGAATCCGGAGAGAGAATAGAAGGTATTCACTCTGTTGAAATTAGCATTGATGCTTTTAAGGGATATGCTGTTCTCGTTCTTCAAGACTTTAGTTTAGAAGTAAATAATATTGAAGCAGAAACAGTATTGGAATCAGATGAAGAAATTGTCGGACCAAGAGATAATTGAAATTATAGATAGGATATCTTCTAGACTAGGACCAAAGTTTAGGTTTGGGTATCATACCAATGAGGACATGAGACAGCAGGCCTCTTTGTTTGCTTGGGAGGGAATGAATTCGTGGGACGGAATAAGGCCTCTTGAAAATTTCCTTTGGATTCATGTAAGAAACCGCCTATATAATTTTAAGAGGAATAATTACGGTCGCCCAGAAAAACCTTGTGAGCACTGCCCATTAAAGGCTTACGATCCGAAATGCGAAAACTCCGAGAGTGGATGCACTAAGTTTGATAATTTAATGGATTGCACCCTATATAAGGGCTGGACAGATCGTAATACATCTAAGAGGAATCTTATGAGCTCATACACTGTTTTGTTTGATAAGCCAGCAGAAGCAGACGTTGCAGATGCAGTATTCACAAAAGACATGTTTAATATGCTAGATAAACATATGCCGGTTTCTTCAAGAGAAGACTGGATTAGGTTTATTAATAATTTAAAAATCTCTAAGGTTAGGCGTCAAAAAATACTGGAAGAAATCTCAACTATACTAAAGGAGAACAACATTGACCCGGAAACGTGGTAAACTCTCAAACGGGGAAATGGCCTATATTCGTCAGAACTGCTTTGATCTCTCCGTAGAAGAAATTGCTAATCACCTAAACCGCACACCAGCTCCTATTCAAAAGTTTATTGATAAGGAAAATTTAAAGGCGCGGAACATGACCGATGACGAGCACCTTCTCGTGCATTTACGCGGTCGCTATTACTACAGGGAATTAGGAAAGCAGTTAGAGCCCCCTGAAATAATATTCTTTGAACATCAGTGGATTGATTATTTTAAGCAATTTAATGAAGATGTTACCCATACCGAAGAAATGCAGATTCTCGAAGTTATTAGAACGGAAGTTTTAATTAATCGTGGAATGGAAGATAGACAAGAGGCTTTAAGAAATATAGAAAGACTTAATAAGCTTATTGAGGATGAAATGAATAAACCTGAGGTAATGCAAGACACTCAGGCTATAGCAAGTTTCCAAACGCAATTAGGGGCTGCTTTCGCATCTAAGTCAGCTTATATTAATGAACATGAAAAACTTCTAACCAAGAAAGAACGTCTGTTGAAAGACTTAAAGGGTACAAGAGAACAGCGTAAGAGAAGGACAGAGGATGCAAAAACAAACTTTTCAGCTTGGTTAAAGCAGCTTGACGATATTGAGGTTCGTAAGCGTGAAGGTATAGACATGGAAGTTAACAGGATTGCGGCAAATAACGCAGTGGATTCTATGGCAGATTACCATAAGTATGAGGACGGGACTTTAGATCAACCATTTTTAAATGCAGATACAGTAAAGGATGAACAAGAATGAAAAAGAAAGCTTTAGTGACAGGGATAACCGGACAAGACGGTTCTTACTTAGCGGAACTTTTATTGTCCAAAGATTATGAGGTGGTAGGTCTAAAAAGAAGGACCAGCACAAACACAGAATCTAGAATAGAACATATTAAGTCAAGCAGCTTTCACATAGAAGAATATGAAATATCTGATTCGGGTTCCGTCTATTCAATTATAGAAAAGCATAAGCCTGATGAAGTTTATAACCTTGCAGCACAGTCACATGTAAAAACATCGTTTGATCAACCAGACTATACGTTCCAAGTCAATACAATCGGAGTAGTCAATTTCCTAGAGGCTATTAGGCGATTTTCACCGGAAACAAAATTCTATCAGGCCTCTACTAGCGAGATGTTTGGAAAGAACGTAGACATGCCTACCGTTGCTGAGGTAAATCCTGACGGAAGTGATTATAAAATGTATCAAGATGAAAACACGGCGTTTGAGCCTCAAAGCCCATATGCTGCTGCAAAGCTAGCATCCCACCATTTGGTGCGGATGTATCGAGATGGTTATAAAGTATTTGGATGTTGTGGAATATTATTTAACCATGAGAGCGAACGCCGAGGAGAAAACTTTGTCACACGTAAAATTACAAAGTGGCTGGCAAGATTCTCTGGGTGGCTGTCTAAACATGATGTACTTATTGAAAGCAGTGGTTTAGTGTTTGACGGCGATGACATTTGTGTATCTAGTAACGAAGAGCTTAGGTTTCCAAAGTTGCGCCTAGGAAACATTGATGCCTACAGGGATTGGGGTCACGCCAAAGATTATGTTAATGCTATGTGGTTAATGCTACAGCAAAAAAACCCCGATGACTATGTTATCTCTACAGGAGAAACATATAGTGTTAGAGATTTTTTACAGATTGCATTTGACCATATCGGTGTAGCAGATTATGAGGCCTTTGTAGTCATAGACCCAAAATTTTACAGGCCAGCAGAAGTTGAGTATCTGAGAGGCATCCCAGCCAAGGCAGAGAGGGCTCTTGGATGGACCAGAGAGATAGGCTTTGAAGACCTCGTACATCAAATGTTAGAAAGTGATATTGCAGATGAGAAAAAAGAGGAGGCCAAAGAAGTTTGGGTGGAGACGTAATTCTGCAAGGAATATGTCTGATCCAGCTTACGCAAAATTCAGAAAGCAGGTTAGAAAAAGAGACGGGAATAAGTGCCAATGGCCTTCGTGTGGATCAAAGAAGAACTTACAGGTCCACCATATACGAAAGTGGTCAGATTTTCCTGCCCTACGATTCGACACGCTTAATGGAATAACATTATGCAAAAAGTGTCACCAAATAGTAACTGGTAATGAAGAGATATACTCAGAGTTTTTAATTAAGCTTCTGGAGCATCAAGCCTTAAGAAAGTTAAAAAACAAAAAGAAAGAAGATGAGTAAATTCACAGTAATTAGAGATACCAGAGAAAAAAAGGGTCACGGATGGTGGTTCGATGATAATGCGTATTGTGAAGGAACGATAGTTCAAAAGGTAGATATAGGTGACTACACAATACAGGATATGGAACACATCCTATGTATAGAAAGAAAAGAAAGTTGTGCAGAGCTTGCCAAAAATTGCGGAGAAAAAAGATTTCATAGAGAACTCGAAAGGATGGCTTCTTTTCGCTATCCGTTTTTATTATTAGAGTTCGGATGGCACGACATAGAAAACTACCCTAGAGGATCAAATATTCCTACCTCTAAGTGGAAGAGCCTAAGAATTAAGGGTAAGTATATAATGAGAGTTATATCTACAGCAAGATTACAGCATGGGGTTCACGTTATAGCTTGTGGAGACAAGAAGAGAGCCGAAGCCACAGCCTTTGATATAATGAGAAAAGTATATGAACTCCATAATTGATATAAATTCACCGGAAAATGCTTGGTTAGGAGTGACACCCAAAGACATGGAGGGCGCCGATAACCCTCTACTGAATTTATCAACCGATCAAATTGAGAATATTCACCTACACGTTTTATCTCTAATGAAGAAACCAGAATATTTTCAGTGGACAACAAAGGTGATGCTTAATGTAGATTTATTGCCACTCCAAACAGCCATATTAAAAGAGCTTTGGATCAGATCGTTTCCCATGTATACGGCAAGTCGTGGTTTTGGTAAATCGTTTTTGTTAGCTGTGTACTGTCTCCTCAGATGCTTATTGATCCCAGAAACAAAAATAGTTATAGTAGGCGCTGCATTTAGGCAGTCTAAGGTTATATTTGAATACATGGATTCTATCTGGAGAAATGCACCCCTCCTTCAGAGTGTTTGTTCCGATAGCAGCGGCCCCAGAAGAGACGTTGACAGATGCACTATGAGAATAAATGATAGCTGGGCCATGGCTGTTCCCCTTGGGGATGGAACTAAGATTCGTGGTTTAAGAGCCCATACAATTATAGCGGACGAATTCAATAGTATCCCAACACATATCTACGAAACTGTTGTTGCTGGTTTTGCTGCGGTTTCTAGTAATCCTACAGAAAATGTAAAGCAAGCAGCCGCTAGAAAAAGTATGCAGGAGCAGGGCCTTTGGAAAGACACTTTCGAGGAAGCATATCAAGAAAAGAGAGCTAACCAGTCAATCATAGCAGGAACAGCAGGTTATGAGTTTGAGCCATACGCCTCTTACTGGAAAAAATATAAGTCAACCATACAAAACAGAGGGGACTTCAAAAAGGTTGCGGAAGATGCCGGGGAAGACCCCGATGAAGTTCCAGAATATATGAAAAGGCTAGACTGGAAAAACTTTTCTGTTATTCGCATTCCATACGAGCTAATACCTGAGGGTTTTATGGATGACCAGCAAGTAGCCAGAGCTAGAGCAACTATGCATAACGGTATTTACCAGATGGAGTATGGTGCTTGTTTTACTTCTGATAGCCAAGGCTTTTTCAAAAGAAGCTTAATACACTCCTGTGTTTCTAATGATGAGAATTGCGAGAAGACAGGTTGGCCTACTTGGTGCCCCAACCCATTTGATACAACAACAAGAGGGTCTTCTGGCATGTCTTATGTAATGGGAATTGACCCAGCTTCCGAGCAAGACAATTTTGCGATTGTAATATTAGAATTAAGACCAGAACACCAAAGGGTCATTTACACTTGGAGCACAAACAAAAAAGACTTTCAGGGAAGAAAAAAAATAGGCTTAACAGACAGCCATGACTATTATAGTTTTTGTGCTAGAAAAATTAGAGATTTAGCAAAAGCCTTTCCTTGCGTTCGTATAGGTATAGACTCTCAGGGTGGGGGTTATACAATAGCAGAAGCTTTAAGAGATTTAGATAAGCTCCAAGAAGGGGAGAGACCAATATACGAAATCATAGAGGATGGAAAATCTAAGGACACAGATGATTTAGCGGGTGACCACATTTTACATCTAATTAATTTTGCTAGTGCTGCATGGACTTCACAGGCGAATCATGGAATGAGAAAAGACCTAGAAGATAAAGTGTTATTGTTTCCAAGATTTGATACATTAACACTAAGTCTGATGACAGAAAAAGATAAAATATTTTTTAACGAAATGAAACAAAAGACAGGAGAAACAGACGCCCTTAGACTCTATGATACATTAGAGGATGGCGTAATGGAGATAGAGGAACTAAAGGATGAGCTTTCAAGTATCGTAATGACCATAACTCCAGCAGGTAGAGAAAGATGGAATACGCCAGAGATTAAACTAGAAACAGGAAAAAAGGGAAGGTTACGCAAGGACCGCTATAGTGCTTTAGTCATAGCGAACATGATAGCTAGAACTTTGTACAGAGAACTACCACCGCCCACATATCAATCTATAGGAAGAATAGCAGGGCAAGCTGTATCAAGAGGACAAGAAGGAAGTATGTATGTTGGTCCAGAATGGGCAAAGGAATTCAACCAAAATACCTGCTTCGTAATAAAAAAGAACAATCAATAACCATTGGTGTAAAAACAATAGGTATTGTTTTGTAATTGAATATGTATCGGAGAAAAAGTGGCAAAAAGACGTTATCCAAAGAGCAGTGAATCAAATATTCCGGAGGGCGCAGCCTATGTCAGCTGGGATTCAAGCGATCCAAAGGAACGAGATAAAGCACTTGCTAGCTACAGCGATGCTGTTTCTGAACTCAGTTACGCAAGTCTAGGTTCAAGAACAAGAGACTTTTCCGACTTAACAACTAGGCTTAGCGGAAGACCCGGTCTAGGTCAGGCGGATTTTGATTGGTTTCGTCCCGGACAAGCAGTTCCAAATAAACCTAAGGATATAATAGCTTTCGCTAGATCAGCCTATAGAAGGATTGGATTAATAAGAAATGCTATAGATCTTATGGGTGATTTTGCTTGTCAAGGAGTACGTCTAGTTCACCAGAACCCTCGAATAGAAAAATTCTATAACGACTGGTTTAGCAGAACAAGAGGAAAGTTTGTTTCGGAAAGAATCTGTAATCTTTTATTTAGAGAAGCAAACGTTCCAATAAGGATGAAGACAGCAAAGCTAAGTAAAACCAAACGTTTGAAAATGCAAAAATCCGTTGCCTCTCCCGATATGCAAGCAACACTAAATCATAACACATTTAAAAAGGGAGAGCTTCCTTGGCAATACATTTTTCTAGATCCACTCCTAATAGACCCTGTAGGCGGTAGTATTTCAAACCTAGTGGGTTCAAAACTTTATAAGATGCAATTACCGCCATCTTTAAGAAGGTCAATTAAAAAATTACAAAACAGCCCCAATGCGTCAGAAAGATCTCTTTTAAGTCAAGTTCCTGACGAAATATTACAAGCTTCTGAAACATCTAAGGGAATACTGCTACCTCCAGACAAAACCTTCTTTCTTAATTACAAGAAGGATGACTGGCAGGAATGGGCAGATCCTATGACCTACGCTTGCTTTAAAGACCTTTTACTTTATGAAAAACTAAAGCTTGCAGATCAAGCCGCCCTTGACGGAGCCATTTCAAAAATTAGAGTTTGGAAACTGGGAAGTTTAGACCACAAGCTAGCCCCAACTTCAACAGCAGCGGCTTCGCTGGGAGAGATACTAGGAACGAATGTTGGCGGCGGAACTATAGATATTGTCTGGGGTCCAGATATAGAGCTAATAGAAACAGGAACAGACGTTCAAAGATTCTTAGGAGAGGAAAAGTATAAGCCTACCCTTATGGCTATTTACGCCTGCCTTGGAATTCCCCCTACTCTTACAGGAACATTTGGTGCTGCTGGAACTACAAATAATTTCATCTCCCTAAAGACATTAACGGAGAGGTTAAATTATGTAAGGAATATCTTAATTGAATTCTGGAATGAGCAAATCAAGATGGTTCAAGAAGCTATGGGCTTTAGGTTTGGCGCTAAGGTAGAGTTCGATTTTATGTACTTGGATGATCCTGCTGCAATGACACAGCTAATGATAAATCTTGCCGATAGAAACATAATAAGCGACGAGCTTGTTCAAAGAAATGTGAAGGCCCAACCAGATATAGAAAGAAAGCGCCTTAAGAATGAGGAAAATAAAAGAAGGGGAGGTTCTATGTCTGAAAAAATTAGCCCATATCATGCGGTCGATAAAGAATTTTCTCTCGAAAAAATATCTCTTCAGACAGGTGTTGTCTCCCCCACTCAGGTTGGGGTTAAGTTAAAGCCTAAGAACGGAGATGAGTCAGCTCTTGAACTTAGACAAAAGCCAAAAGAACCTAGCAATACGGAAAAACAACTAGAGCTTCCCTTTGAAGAAGACCAGACGCAAACAGAAGGTCCCGGAAGGCCAAAAAATTCAAGAGATATACAGCCTAGAGAAAAAAGAACGTTCAAACCAAAAAGAAGAGCTTCCTTAGAACTTTGGGCGAAACAGGCTCAAGACGCAATATCTCAGACAATGAATCCAGCTATACTTGCTCAATTCAATAAGAGTACAATGAGAAGCCTAACATCAGAAGAATCGCTTCAGGCGGAAAAGATTAAGTTTGAGATTCTTTGTAATATAAATCAAGATAAAGGCTTTGATGAAGTTTGTATTGCTGAAGCTATTAATATGAAACCTATATCTTCAGAGATTCATTCTGAGTGTGATTTCTGGATTTCAGAAGCGTCTCAAGAGGTAGGTAGAAAACTGACGGTAGAGGAAAGAAGAAACCTTAGAGCCTCTTTCTATGTCTATTATAAAGAGAATTACGAATAACCTCGCGTTTGGTGTAATTCTAGTATGAGGTAATTGCATGAATGACAATATAAAAGTTTTTGGTTACGAAAAGAGCGATGGTCTTGAAGACCAAATAAAAAAAGACTCTTCTCTAGCCTATGTTTCACAAGTGTGTCCGGTTAAACCTGACAGTAAAAAGTTAGAGTTAAACGAAATCATTTCTTCTGTTCATAACAAAAAACCCTACAAGAAAGCTATGGAAGTCCTCCGCTCTAAGGCGGGACTTGAAGACGATGATGTTTATCAGACGTTTTCTATACTAGTTAGCGCTTCTTGGAACAGGAATGATGATGTCTTCAATAAAGAAGAAGTTTGGGCCGCTAAAGAAACACCACGATACAAACCCGCTAATTTAGAACATGATGAAAAACAAATTGTTGGCGGAATAATTGGTAGCTGGCCCGTAAATGATGACTTTAGTCTCATTGACGATAATATGGTCGTTGAAGACCTGCCAGACTTTTACCACATATTAGTTTCTTCTGTTATTTATAGACAGTGGCAAGATCCAGAGTATCAGGCCAGAGCAGAAGAATTAATAAAGAAAATAGAAAACGGTGAGATGTTCGTTTCCATGGAATGTCTCTTTAGAGGTTTTGACTATGCTGTTGTCGCACCTGACAACAAAAACCATATTATTGCTAGAAATGAAGAAACATCATTTCTCACAAGGCATTTAAGATCATATGGTGGAACCGGCAAATATCAAGATCATAAGGTGGGAAGACTACTCAAAAACATAACTTTTTCTGGAAAAGGCTTCGTTGAAAAGCCAGCAAATCCAGACAGCATCATATTTGATAGTGACCGCTCCTTTGATTTTTCCAATGCCTGTTTGTCAAAAAACCCGTTTTTATGCCCTAATGGTGTATCTGTTAAGGTAGAAGAAGAATTGTTTTCCAGCACAGAAAGACAGGAGAATTTAAATATGTCTACTGATATTTTGAACACTCAGATTGGTGAGCTTCGAGAAGCTCTAGCTGACGTTCAGGCTGAAAATAAGGAACTTTCAGACAAGCTCTCAAAGGCTAATGTTGAGACGTGGGAAAAGCAAATTGCTGAACTTACGGCTCAAATCGAATCTCTTGAAGGTTCCATAGCCGAATCTAACAATGAGCTAGAGTCGGAAGTTTCTAAGTCAGAGGAGCTGGAAGCTAAGCTTGCAGCCGCAGTGACGGCCAGAACAGAAGCGGAAGATCTAGTACAAGCGATGCAAAAAGAAAAGGCAACGGCTGACCGAACAGCCACACTTATTGAAGCGGGGCTTTCAGAAGAAGAAGCTGCTGCAAAAATCGAAACTTTCGATGGTTTAAGTGATGAACAGTTCGCAGCAGTAGCCGAAACTTTGAAATCCGCATACATGTCTAAAAAGAAGGCCAACAAAGAAAAAGAGGCCGACGATGAAGACAAAAAAGACACCAAAGCAGAAGTTGAAGCTGAAGAGGCGAATACCGAAGCTGAGGATGAAGTCCGTGAAGAGGCTTCAGAAGTTGACGAAGAGGTACTCGAAACTGCTTCTGTAGAAGAAACGATTGACATGTCGGTCGCTTCTGACAACACAGAAGATGAAACATCTCATGTTCGTGCCAATCTTCGTGAGTGGGTAAATACTTACGTTCTTAATCAAGAATTAGGAGAATAAAAGAAATGGCACTTAAACCAGATAGAGTTGAACACCTTACCGACCTTAGTTTCTTCATGAATGAAACTGGGGAAAGAGGTAAAATTGTATTTTACGATATCGCACAGGCTGGCTCCGGCGCTGCAATGGACAACTCTAATCAAAGAGTTGTTAACGGCACGGGATCTCCAGCACTGGCGGCTTCGTATCTAAATAGAGCGGCTGGCATCTTACTTAATGATGTCGTAAACCTCGACCTTACTCGACAACACCTAAACTTCCACAAGGACGAAGTCCAGCTTGGAAGTAAAGTTCTGTTGTTGAAACGTGGAACCGTTGTTACCAACGCTATTTCCGGAACTCCAGCAGCAGCAGACATTGGCAAGCCGCTTTATGTCACTGGCGATGGATTTTTGGGAGCTCATGCTGTTGGAAACGGTGGTCCAAGAGTTGGTCGTTTGCTTTCCATTAAGGATGCAGACGGTTATGCCAAGGTCGATATCGACGTTACTTGGTAATTAAACAGATAACTATTATTTCTAGGAGATAATTAATGGCTAATAGACAATTATTCGAGCCTACTCCCGAAATGAATGACCTTCTCGTAAGAGCCGGTTCACTCAAAAAGGAAGAGTCTCTTTCCGCGACAGCCGAGCTAGCCAAAGCTCTTGAGCTGCCACTTCGTAAAGGAGTTATGAGCGGAGATATTTTGGATGGTATTTTTGAAGCTATCCGACTTGAAGCTGGGGCAACCGCTGAATTTCCTCTGGATTTTCTTGCGCCCGGAACTGAAAAAGATTTTGTAGCTTACACTATTCCAAATCACGGACGTATTCCGGAAAGACACGTTGAAGGCGATTATGTCATGGTTCCAACCTATGACGTAGGTGCTTCTATCGACTGGCTTCTGAAGTATGCTCGCGATGCACGATGGGATGTTGTAGGTCGCGCCATGAGCGTTATGGAATCTCAATTTACTAAAAAGATGAATGACGACGGATGGCACACCATTATCAGTGCTGGTGTTGACAGAAACCTTTTAGTTTTTGATGGCGATGCTGCTAATGCAACTTTCTCAAAGAGACTTGTTTCTCTTATGAAGACTGTTATGCGTAGAAATGGTGGCGGTAACAGTAGCTCGATTAATCGAGGTCAGCTTACCGACTTGTTCCTGAGCCCAGAGGGTATTGAAGATATCCGAAATTGGGGCGTTGATGAAGTAGATCCTGTTACTCGACGCGAACTTATCACCCAAGACGGTGGACTTCTTCTTCGCATCTTCCAAGTTAACCTACATGACTTGGATGAGCTTGGTGAAGGTCAAGAATATCAGAATTACTACACCAGCGATCTGGGTGGTACAATGCCCGGTGGCGATGTTGAAATCGTTGTTGGACTGGACCTGCGAAACACAGATAGTTTCGTTATGCCTGTAAGGGCAGATGTTCAGATATTCGAAGACGACACTCTGCACAGACAACGTAGAAGCGGTCTCTACGGATGGGCAGAGCATGGCTTTGCTGTGTTGGATAACCGAAGAGTTCTGTTAGGCTCGTTCTAATTAACTTTCGGCTGTAAACATCAAGCCGCCTTTGGCGACCGAGGTTGCTGGGGGCGGCTTTTTTACTAAATCAAGGAGATTATGATGTCTGCAATGTCTAACTATCTGGAATCTGGCCTTATAGGTCATATCTTCAGAGGGTCTTCATACACCGCTCCATCCACAATCTATGTGGGTCTTGTAGGCACGTATAATTCAGGAAGTCTGGAAAGCGGACTTTTCACGCACGAGATAACCGGAGCTTCCTACGCTAGAGTTTCTGGGGGTCCGGATTCTTCTTTGTGGAATGCTTATACAGTTTCCACAGAGGGAACTGCAAATACAAATGCTTTGACATTTCCGTCCGCAACCAACAATTGGGGATATGTTTCTGGGGTATTTATTGCAGATGGCTCTGGCACTTCTGATAACATACTCCTTTATGGATCATTAACAACCCCTAAAAATGTTACTAACGGAGATACATTTTCATTTGCCGCCGGAGACCTCGACATATTCTTTAGATAATTAACAGGGGTCATCGAAATGATATTTGTAAGAGATAGGGTAAAACAGGGCACTACAACAAACGGTGCTGGAACAATCTCTTTGACAAGTTCCTTTGGGGGCTTTCAGAACTTTTCTGTTTTAGGTAACAACTCCGAAACTTTCTATGCCATAGAAGAATCCACCAACTGGGAAGTTGGAATAGGAACTTATAGCGGTACTACTCTTACTAGAGATACGGTTTTAGATAGTGCTAGTGGGGCCGGAGTCCCAATCTATCTTTCTGGAAGCGCTGTTGTTTTTGTAACCTACCCTGCTTCAGGTTCAGTATTTTCTACGGGTTCAATTGCTTTAGCTACAGGAATAAACGTAGGGGCCTCTGGTATCACTGTTACCGCTGGAGGAGATATAAATTTAGACCAAGATCAAAAAATATATTTTGAATCAGATAAAGGAACTTGGATTGAAACAGATTCTGAAGATAGATTAAGATTCGTTGTTGGTGGTAATCAAATGTTGCTACTGGACGAAGATGATGATAGAGTAAATATCGGATTTGGAAATAAATTAGCTGTAGGGCTGGGAAATAATACTTCTCCAGCTTACGATTTGGACGTATCGGGTGTTGGTAACTTTAGCAGCGGAATTCGAGTTAGTGGAATTACTTTCCTTGAAGACGGTGGTAAAGAGCAGAGGATTGCCTATACTCCTACAAGTGGCGCAAAGATAGATTCTAATACAACCGGCATATACAGCACTTCAGGAAACCTCGTCAGCACGGGCAACGTTTTACACTCTCGCATTTCGACTATCGAGAGCACAGGCGTTGCAACAGCAGCTAACCTCGCATCGACCGGAGACACCGTAATCGCTAACCTCGTTAGCACGGGTAACGCTGTCCAGACCGGTGTGTTCACTACTTCCGGAAACCTCAACACTCGCATTTCGACTGTCGAGAGCAGTGGCGCTGTTACCGGACTTGGTTCCGCACCCTCCACAAACATTAAAAAGCTGGCCCTTTGGGACGCCACAGATGGATTAACTTTTGATACTAATTTAACCTTTAATACAAGCATAGACGAGTTAGTCCTTGGTGTAAGCGGAGTACGATTTGCTGATGCTAGTAATCAAAATACAGCTTTTGAAAATTGGTCTTTGATTGTCAGCAATCCAGATAAAGAATATTACAATTATGTTACGGCTGGTTCCAATACCATTGGTTCGGGAGCAGGCGTCGATTTTAGTGGCGTTAATGGCATATATACAACCGGACAGCTTATCTCGTCAAAAAGACACAAGGTTACGATAAGTGGCGTTGCTGGTTCTACAAGTCAAGTAGGTGTTCTTCAACTTCAAGATAGTGTTGATACTTCTACAACAAAAGCAGTTACGCCTAACGCTGTCAGGGTTGTTTCTGGAGACTTACAATCTCAGATAGCAGGAGGGGGAACTACCTATACTGCTGGTTCAGGCCTAACCCTTGTGGGAACAGAGTTTAACACCACCGGTACAGGGCATTTTGATCGGATCACATTTACCGATAACAATATACAGATCGGAGATGCCGGTTCGTCGAACACCGGGAATAGTAAGGTTATTGAGATAGGTTACCACGCAGGGTCTAGCAACGATAACAACACAGACACCATATTCTTGGGTCGTAATTCTGCTGCTGGCGGTGGAAGTGGAAACGACAATGCTATTTTCATCGGAACAAATGCTGGCTATGTGGGGCTGGATGCAGACTATAGCGTCTTTGTTGGCTACGATGCGGGTAACTCTACAAGCGGGACTGCTTACTCAAATCTTATCGGTTATCAGGCTGGAAAGCAAACTGCTATTACAGGAGGAGGACCAAAATACTCAAATGCTATCGGGTATTTAGCTGGGTACGTTGCGACCGGATCATACAACCAGTACATAGGTCATAGCGCCGGAAGGGGCATTAGCGGCGACTACAACATAGAAATTCAAACATACAGAAACGGAGACAGCATAATAGGGGACAATAGTAATAAGCTTCATATTGAACACACTATTATTGGAGATACGGACAGCAAGAAGCTTGCGATAGGTAATGTTGGAGCGGGGAATCTTGACCCAGATGCCACCCTCGAAATTATTCCCAAAGCAACATCTGATGTTGGGTTGATAGTTCAAAGAAACGGCGGTAGCGCAGATCTTACAGTGTGGCAAACAGGTACACTTGATGTAGCTAGTGTAAATTCCACCGGAGCTATTAGTGGAGCACACTACGAGTTCGGGGACGGTACAATACAAACCACCGCTGCTATCGGCTCGTCAACGATCATCGCCACCGGTAACGCTGTCCAGACCGGTGTGTTCACCACTTCAGGAAACCTCAATACACGTATTTCGACAATCGAAAGCACAGGTGTTGCAACGGCAGTTAACCTTATTAGCACCGGAAACGCTTTGTTTACAGGACTCTACAATACTTCCGGCAACATGGTGGACTCTTCCACACTAATAAGTACAGGTAACGCTTTATTCACAGGACTATATAACACTTCCGGAAATCTAGCAGATCTCATTCCAACAGAGCCTGTTGCATGTAGACTTACTACAACACAGGGAACTGTGGTAACAGATGAAGTTGCTACTCAGGCAGTCTTTGATGTAATAGACTATGAGTATGGAAATATAAGTGGTTCGATCCATCCGGCTTCAGCTTCCGGACGTATTACGCTTCAGGAAACTGGTGTTTACTACATAAACGCTGGAGTAGCATATGCAGGGTTTACTCAGCTCGGTAATTGGGGTCTAGGTATTTACAAAAATGGAAGCATAGCCCTGCCTAGTTCTTCCGGAGACTCTGTTGTTACATGGGCCACAGATTATACTGAAACCTCATTCGGAGGAAACAGACGCAATAATATAAACACGGTAGTTACGGGAACGTCTGGAGATTATTTTGAAATATATCTTTGGAACGAGAATGCAGGGAACACAACAAGAACCAGCACTGCTAACTCCACATGGTTTAGTGTTACTAAATTAGATGGAACAAAGGGCGACAAGGGTGATACTGGATCAACAGGCCCCGCCGGTGGAGACTATAGCTTTAGAGTATCAGGAACAGGAACACCCTACTCTGATATTTATAATTCAAATGTAATTCAGATCACTGGAGTTGGAGATACATCCGTTACATTTACTTCAGGAAGCCCAAATATATTTAGCGTAAGCACAACGCTTTCAGCTACCACGGGAGCACAAATTGATTCTAACAGCTCAAGGTTAAGTACGATTGAGTCAACAGGTGTTGCGACGGCGGCTAACCTCGTTAGCACCGGTAACGCTGTACAGACCGGTGTGTTCACCACCTCCGGAAATCTCAACACTCGCCTCTCGACCATCGAGAGCACAGGTGTTGCAACGGCAGCTAACCTCGCATCGACCGGAGACACCGTAATCGCTAACCTCGTTAGCACGGGCAACGCTTTGTTTACAGGACTCTACAATGTTTCCGGTAGCATGGTTAGCTCGTCAACGATTGTCTCTACCGGTAACGCTGTCCAGACCGGTGTGTTCACCACCTCGGGAAATCTCAACACTCGCATTTCGACAATCGAAAGCACAGGCGTTGCAACGGCAGCTAACCTCGCATCGACCGGAGACACCGTAATCGCTAACCTCGTTAGCACGGGTAACGCTTTGTTTACGGGACTCTACAATGTTTCCGGTAGCATGGTTAGCTCGTCAACGATCATCTCCACCGGTAACGCTGTCCAGACCGGTGTGTTCACCACTTCCGGTAATCTGAACACTCGCCTCTCGACCATCGAGAGCACAGGCGTTGCAACGGCAGCTAACCTCGCATCGACCGGAGACACCGTAATCGCTAACCTCGTTAGCACGGGCAACGCTTTGTTTACAGGACTCTACAATG